ACTTTAACAATAAAAAATTTGATATTATTGTAGATGATGGGCCTCATACAGAGGAGTCGCAACTGTTTTTTCTAGACCACTTTTCAGATTTAATCAATCCTTCTGGGATACTAATTGTAGAAGATGTCAATGGAATTGACTTGGCTCATCGTTTAATAAATAATACTACTTCAAAATTAAACTTAGAAATTATTGACCTAAGACATGAAAGGGTTATTAAAAATTACGACAACATATTGATAATTGGCCGCCCAAACTAATTATTTAGCATTGAAGGCAACAATCCATCAACCCGAACATTTTCCATATATGGGTTTTTTTCAAAAAATTTCCCAAGCGGATGTGTTTGTAGTTCTAGATAATGTTAATTATAGAAAAAATTATTTTCAAAATCGCAATAAAATAAAATTAAAAGACGACAGAGATGACTGGATTACCGTTCCAGTAGAAAAAAAAGCCACATCAAAAATTATAAAAGATGTTTGTGTGTCTAATGATTCTAATTGGAGAAGAAAGATAAATTTAAAAATTAAAGAGAATTTTAATATAGATTTATCTCACATATATAAACACAATTTTTTGATAGACATTAACATGGAAAGTATTATGTGGGCTTTTCATAAATTAAATATTCAGAAAGAAATTATATTTGCTAGCGACCTTAATGTTTCTGGGCATAAATCTGAATTACTCGCAAATATTCTTAAAAAAATTGGCGCTAAAAAATATATAAGTGGTCCATCTGGAAAGGATTACTTAGAAATGAATTACTTTGACGGAATAGATGTTGATTTCTTTGAGCCTAATGTAGAAAATTATTATTCTTGCCTATACAATTTATCATGAATTATTATATAGATATATCGAGCCCTCCCGTAAAAGGATCTAGAAGAATGAGGGGTTTAAATATTGCTAAAATGCTCGGATGTCGTTACGGTAATATCGAACAAGATTATAAAACAATTAAAAACTCAAATGTTATTTTTATCAGAAGGTATCCTCCATTCTTAAGTTTGTCAATTATAAATTATTTAAAATCAAACAACAATAAACTTATCCTTGACTTTCTAGATTCTTCGGAACTAACAATAAAAAATGAAGGTTTTTTTGATCTTATTATTACTAATAATAAGGACATGAATAGATTTTTTACAACTCAAACACATACAATATATCACGGATGGGATTCAGACTTACATCAAAAAATAAAATTAAAACCCTCTAATGAATTAAAAGCTTATTTTTTTGGCAGCCCTGATAAAACTCATTTTTACGACAACTTCTCAAGTTTAGGAATTATTGATTTAAAAACGCTTAAAGGAGAATATGATGTTCATAATCACGAAAACATGGACTCTGTCATTTATGATGGATCAATTAATATATCAATAAGGAAGGGTTATACATCATCAGGAGACCATCATGTTGTACTTCCAGAGTGGGAAACATCAACAAAAGTTGCCACGGCAGCCATGCTAGATAATCTAATTATATCCAGCAAATCTCCATCTTCTCTCGAAATACTTGGAGAAAACTATCCGTATTATGCAGATACTTTAATAGAGCTTGAAGAAAAATTAAATAAATGTAAACAAGATATTAAAAACCAATCAGATGACTTTTTTTTATCTAAAAACATAATGAAGAGAGCGAAAGAGATGTTGTCCCCAGAAAAATTAATAGATAGATGGATGTCTATCGATGAAAAATTATTTTAATTTAAAAATCAATAAAAATCAATGAATAAAAATTCTATAGGTATAATAGGTAATGGGTTTGTCGGATCGGCAATAGTTCACGGTTTCGCTCATTACGTTAATGATGTTAAAGTTTTTGATAAAGATTCAAAAAGATCTTCTCATTCTTTAGGTGAATGCTTAAATCAAGATATAGTTTTTGTATGCCTACCGACCCCAATGTCTTTAGCTGATGACGGTAAGTGTGATTTATCTATAATAAATTCTTTTTTCGAAGACATATCTAGCCATAATCCTGAATGTATTTTTGTTATAAAATCAACAGTTCCAGTTGGCACCACTTATAATTTACAATCTAAATTTAAAAATTTAAAAATTTTACACTCTCCTGAATTTCTTACCGCTAGAACATCTGCATTAGACTTCATTACCCCATCTAGAAATATAATAGGATTCCCAAAAGACTTCTACAACAAACTCGATAATGTGCCTAATAAAGTTGCAGGCCTTTTTAAAGAAAGATTTCCAGGTATCAAAACATTCCTAATGGATAGCGACTCTACTGAAATGATTAAATATATCGCTAACTGTTTTTTTGCGACAAAAATAAGTTATTTTAATGAAGTTAAATTGCTTTGCGATAAGCTGAATTTAAATTTTGGAGACATCATGGAAGGAGTATTGAGTGATGGTAGAATTGGAATTAGCCATTATCAAGTTCCTGGTCACGACGGCTTGCCTGGGTTCGGTGGTACTTGCTTCCCTAAAGACATAAATTCTTTCATTAATTTAATGTGCGATAATGGGATCGATTCTCATGTATTAAAAGGTGCATGGAAAACAAACTTAAAAGTTAGACCAAGTAAAGATTGGGAGAATTTCCCTTCTGCAGTTTCAAAAAAAATAGAAAATAATTTTGACTTATCTGGGTGTGGTCATGATCATATATAAATATTAATAAAATTAAAAAATAAACTTATGAAAAATTTTGATAAAATAAATTTAAACAATATCTCGAATGCTTTTAAAAACTTTAATGATGCAAAACCTTTTAGCCATTGTGTTATTGATGATTTTTTCAAAAACGATATAGCAGACCAGCTTTCCGATGAAATACCTGATTTTGATTCTAACTTTTGGCATGAATATAATAATGCAATTGAGATTAAAAAAACCTGTAATGATTGGAATAAATTTCCTAAATTAACTTATGATACTTTTTCTTTTTTAAATTCCGATATTTTTATTAAATATTTAGAGGGTTTATCTAATAACTGCCCTCTTTTTCCTGACAATGGTTTAAATGGAGGGGGCTGGCATATTCATTCAAATGGTGGAAGATTAAATCCTCATTTAGATTATTCTATTCATCCGAAATTAGGCTTGCAAAGAAAATTAAATATTATTATTTATTTAGAAAAAGATTGGCAAGATGATTGGGGTGGTCATTTAGGCTTGTATTCTGATACTGATTCGGACAAATCAAAGAAGTTAGAAATAGAAATTGAACCAAAATTTAATCGAGCCGTGTTTTTTGATACAACTCAAAACAGTTGGCATGGCTTAAGTCAAGTGGTGAACACTCCAGCTAATTATTGCAGAAAAAGCATGGCTGTATACTATCTTACTATCCCGCCTCAAAACGTTGATGAAAGAGGTAAGGCTTTGTTTGCTCCAACTCAAGATCAAGACGGAGATAAAGAGGTTATTGATTTAATTCATAAAAGATCAAATATAAATTCATCAAAGAACGTATATAAAAAATAACAATATGAAATATGTTGTTGTAGGTGGTGCTGGATTTATCGGCAGTAATCTTACTGATTTATTAATTTCGGAAGGGCATGAAGTTTTAGTGGTAGATAATTTATCTACTGGCTTTGAATCAAATTTAAATAAATCTGCTGATTTACTGACTCTTGACATTTCTCACCCATCAAATTTAGAAAGCCTTACAAATGCAATTTGTGGATATGATGGAATTTTTCATTTAGCTGCTTTGGCTAGAGTGCAGCCATCCATAGAAAATCCATATAAATTTAATAAAACTAATGTCGATGGGACGCTAAACGTTTTGCTTGCAGCTAGAAGTGCTAATATAAAAAGAGTTGTTTACAGTGCTAGCTCTTCTGCATATGGTAACGCAACTATATTCCCTACCCCAGAAGATCACCCAACTGATCCTCTTAGCCCTTACGGTTTACAAAAATTAATCGGAGAGCAGTATTGCAGGGTTTTCCATCATTGCTATGGTTTAGAAACAGTAAGCCTTAGATATTTCAATGTATTTGGTGAAAGGCAATCTTTAGATGGAGCATATAAATTAGTCATGGGGGTTTTTGCTAAACAGAAACTAGAAGGAAAACCCCTCACAATTACTGGTGATGGCGAACAAAGAAGAGATTTTACATATGTAGGAGATGTCGCGAGAGCTAATCTTTTATCCATGCAATCCAATAATGTTGGGATTGGTGATGTTATCAATATAGGCAATGGAGACAATCGATCAATCAATCAATTAGCAGATTTAATTGGAGGAGAAAAAATTTATATTGAAAAAAGATTGGAGCCGAATCAAACTTTAGCAGATAATTCTAAAGCAAAAAAATTATTAAACTGGAGTCCTTCTGTATCTATAGAAGACTGGGTCCCTTCTTATAAAAAATCATTAGGCTTATAAATATGAAAAAAATAATCATAACAGGAGTTACTGGTCAAGACGGCAGTCATATGGCTGACTATCTTATAAACAAGATTAATAAAGAAAACTGTAAATTTAAAATTTATGGAGCTGTCAGGAGATTAAGTGTCTTAAATCATAAAAACATTGAGCATCTTGAGAAAGATAAAAATTTTGAATTAATAGATTTGGATCTAACTGATGCCCATAGCATCAGAGATGCAGTAATCGATTTACAGCCAGATTACTTTATAAATTTTGCCGCTCAGTCTTTTGTTGCTGGCAGTTGGAAATATCCAATACAAACCTGGGGGACTGATGCCGATGCGGTCCTTCATATTTTAGAGGCTATTCGCAGGTTCGCTCCTAATTGTAGATTCTACAACGCAGGATCTTCGGAAGAATTTGGAGATGTTGAATATTCGCCTCAAAATGAGTTACACCCACTTAATCCACAATCTCCTTATGGAGCAGCTAAATGTGCAGCTAGACATCTAGTAAGAGTATACAAAGAATCCTATGGGTTGTATGCTGTTCAAGGCTGGCTATTTAACCATGAAGGATCCAGGAGGGGTATAGATTTTGTGACTAGAAAAATAAGCTATAATATAGCTAAATTTAAATTAGCATTTGAGAATAGAAACATTTTTACCAGCCAACCTACCAGTTTTTCCTTAGGAAATTTAGATGCTCAAAGAGACTGGAGCGATGCAGAAGATTTTATGCATGGTGTTTGGCTGATGCTGAATCAAGATTCTCCCCGAAATTATGTTCTAGCCAGTGGGGAAATGCACACAATTAGAGAGTTTGTTGAAGTCTGCCTTGATTACAGCGGAATTAATTACTACAAATCAGGTTCGGGTATAGATGAAAAATATTTCACAAAAGAAGATGACATTCTTATTCTTGATGTAGATAAAAAATATTTTAGACCAGCTGAAGTTCATGAATTATGTGGTGATCCCTCTTTGGCAGAATCCGAATTAGGTTGGACTAGGAATACAGATTTTAAAGGGTTAGTATACAAAATGTTTTCAAGCGATTATGAAAACCTCAAAAAGTGATTGTATTTTTGTAGCGGGCCATAAAGGTCTAGTAGGGTCTGCGGTTCTCAAAAAGTTAAAAAACCTTGGTTATGAAAATATAATCACCAGATCAAGGGATGAAGTTGATTTAAGCAATCAAGAAGATGTTGATAACCTTTTCAAAAACTTAAACATTGATCATGTTATATTATGTGCAGCAAAAGTTGGCGGAATACATGCAAATAATACATGTAGAGCTGAATTTATATCAGAAAACCTATCTATAGGTCTTAATGTAATAAAATCAGCACACAAGCATTCGGTCCGAAAACTCATCAATTTGGGATCTTCTTGTATTTATCCCAAAAATTTTGACTCTTTAATTAAAGAAGAAGATTTACTAACTGGAAAGCTCGAACCCACAAACGAGCCTTATGCTATCGCTAAAATAGCAATACTTAAAATGTGTGAATCTTTTTACGATCAATATGGATCAAACTTTTATTCATTAATGCCCTGCAATATGTATGGGCCGAATGATAATTTTGATTTATTTACATCTCATGTGCTTCCAGCTTTAATACATAAAGTTCACCTAGCAAAAGAAAACCAAAGCCCTAATGTCGAATTATGGGGCAGTGGAAACCCTTTGAGGGAGTTTTTGTTTTCTGAAGATTTGGCTTCAGCAATAGTTTTTTGTCTTGAAAATGTCAATGCTAAAGATGTGTACTCTCAAAATATATCTCATCTTAACTGTGGTTCTAATGATGAAGTTAGCATTCTTGAACTTTTAAAAAAAATAAAAAAAATCATAGGATATCAAGGTGAAATTATTTTTGATAAATCTAAGCCAGACGGAACTTTTAGAAAAAAATTAGACAATTCAAGGATTTCTTCTCTAGGATTTTCTCCGCAAACTTCTCTTGAGGAAGGCCTTATAAAATCCTATAAGTCTTTTTTGTCAAAAATAAAAAAATAATCTTGTCATATATTATTTTATATGTTAGTATTTACATACTCTTGTTCTCTAGATTTATTGAGAATATACAAATTATCTGTGTAAAAAAACAACATGCAAATTAAAGTTAAAAAACGTAATGGTAGGCTCGAAGAATTTAATGTAGAAAAAATAAATGCAAGTGCTCAAAGAGCTTGTGAAGAGATAGAGGATGTGTCCGCAAGTGAAGTTGTACTAGACGCACAATTACAACTATTCGACAAAATAACTACAAAAGAAATAGACAAGGCTCTAATCTTTTCAGCCAGAGAAAAGATAGAAAAAGAACCTAATTATTCCTTTGTTGCTGGCCAGCTTCTATTAAACACTTTATATAAAGAGGTATTTAGAGAGGGAGTGGCTTCTGATACATTTAAGTTGCAATATAGAAAATGCTTCATACAAAACATTCGAAAATTAGTTAAAGAAAAAAGATTAGATAACCGCTTGTTAGAATTCGATTTATTAAAACTTTCTGAAGCTTTAAAAATCAGAAGAGATAAAAACCTCAAATATCTTGGAGTTCAGATTTTGTACGATAGATATTTTTTAAGGCTAGATGATAAAATCATGGAAGCCCCACAATCTTTTTACATGAGAGTCGCAATGGGTTTAGCCCTCAATGAAGAAAATAAAAATGAAAGAGCTATCGAGTTCTATGATTTAATTAGCAAGCAACTTTATACCCCTTCTACCCCAACCCTTTTTAATAGTGGAACTACTCACTCACAACTTAGCTCTTGCTATCTTAACACTTTTGATGATAGTATTGACGGTATTTTTGACGGCGCTTGGCAAGAAGCTCGTAAATCAAAGTATGCTGGTGGTCTTGGTCTTGATGTTACCCCTTTTCGTTCTACAGGTTCTCATATTCATGGAACTAACGGCATTTCTAGCGGCTTGGTTCCTTGGCTTAAAATATACAATGATTTATTGGTTGCAGTAAATCAAGGTGGCAAGCGTCCAGGTGCTGGCTGCGCTTATTTAGAACCTTGGCATTTGGATTATGAAGACTTTTTAAATCTTCGCAGAAATACTGGAGACGATAGGCTTCGTTGTCACGACATGAATACAGCTTCTTGGATTCCCGATGAGTTTATGCGTAGAGTTCAGGGCGAGGATATTTGGTATTTCTTTGATCCAAAAGATGCAGATCTTCATGACAGGTTCGGAGAAGATTTTGACAAAAGATACAATGAGCTATGTAATAAAGCTGAAGAAGGTTTAATAAAAAACTATCGGACAATCCCAGCTAAAGATTTGTGGAAAAAAATGTTAAAGGTGCTATTTGAAACCTCTCATCCATGGAACACTTTTAAGGATCCTTGCAACATTCGATACACAAATCAGCATAAAGGAGCGGTTAGAAGCTCTAATTTATGCACTGAAATTACACTACACACTAAACCATCTGAATACCATAAAGGAGAAAAAACTAAAATTGGTGAAACTGCAGTCTGTAATCTAGGATCGGTAAATGTATTAAATCATTTAGATAAAAATACAGAAATAGATTTTGATAAATTGAAAAACACAATCCATACTGCGGTTAGAATTTTAGATAATGTTATCGATATAAACTTTTACCCAACTAAAGAAGCTAGTAATTCCAACCTTAAAAACAGGCCTGTGGGTCTTGGAGTAATGGGCATACATGATGTTCTTCATGTTAAAAATATATCTATTGATAGTGAAGAAGCCGTAGATTGGAATAATTCTTTTTTTGAATTTTACAGTAGAGAAGCCATATCAGCCAGTTCAAATTTAGCTAAAGAACGTGGGGCTTACGAAAACTACGAAGGTTCATTATGGTCTCAAGATATTTTTCCAATAGATAGTTGGAACAATCTTCATTCATACAGAAATTCCAATCCAGGCAAAGGGGAATCTTTAGATTGGTCAAAGGTCAGAGAATCGATTAGATCTAATGGGATGCGTAATAGTAATGTCATGGCTATTGCTCCAACAGCAACCATTGGCTATATAAACGGTGTTGAGCAAAGTATTGAACCCAACTTTTCTGTATTATTTGTTTACGAAAATAAAAGCGGCAATTTTTATATTACAAACCCTCATTTTGTGAAAGATATGAAAGACAGGGGTCTTTGGAACACTGAAGTTGCTACTTTAGTTAAAAGCTGTGACGGAGATTTGTCTCTCTTTGATGGCTCTATTCCTGACGATATCAAAGAAAAATATAAAACAGCCTTTGACCGTGATATGTTAAAGTTAATTGAATGTAATGCATCCAGGCAGAAATGGATTGATCAAGCCGTCAGTTTTAATCTTTATAACAAATCAACATCTCTTAAATATTTAAATGATATATATATGGCCTGCTGGGAATCTGGATTAAAAACCACTTATTATTTAAGAAATAGAGCAGCTAGTAAAATTGAAAAATCTACATCTCAAGACATCCGAAGCAATCAAGAATCTGAAGCGAATGCTTGCAGTATAGAAGCCATGCGTAATGGAGGGACATGCGAATCATGCCAATAATTAAAAAAGCCTCTGGCGTAACTATATGTTTTGAGGGAGAAATTCTTCTTGCTAAAAGATGCGAAACATGGGAAGGTAAACCAATACCTCTTGGCGGATATTGGAGCATCTTTGGTGGCACTATTGATGAGGGAGAAAACCCAATGAATGCTGCTATTAGAGAACTTTACGAAGAATCTCATATAAAAATAGATTTGCATCAATTAAATTACACAAAAGATTTGTATTCAGATTTTAATGGAGTAACCACTCAATTTTCTGTATATTTTGCAAGCTCATGGCATAAACCAGAAGTCATTCTAAACGAAGAGCATACTGAATACATTTGGTATCCTCTTGAAAAAATAGATGAATTTCCATATAATATACAGAAAGATTTAATAGATTGTATAGTTATGTACAAGGATAGTCTTTATAAATTTTAACCCAAATAATATTATGATTGAATTCTATAATGTAAAAAAGAAAACTAAAGTGCAGGTTTCCGAATCTAATGTAGAAAAGAAAACTTATGAAAGAATTACCAAATCTGGTAAGAAAACTATTCGGTATGCATTGGCTGCAGTTGACGATGACGGCACAAAGCTAACTAAATTCTGCAGTAAAGATGTTTATGATAGTTTAGGGTAATGGGTCCTATTCTTAATACCATATTAGGTGCAGGCATAAAACTTGCCTGCAACCTCATCAATTCTTGGCTAGAACAAAAACGTCAAGATCAGATGATGCTTGCGGCAAGAGATACTGCGATGCTTGAAGCCATTATTAAAAATCAGGAGCAACAAGCTAGTGATCCTTTTGTTAAAGCTACCCGTAGAATATTATTTATGACGATAACATTTACCATGTGTTATCTTATGATTTATTATGCTCACAATCCTACAATTACTTATGATGTCATTGTCCCAAAGGGGGATGGTGCAAAGTGGGGTTTCTTTAGCTGGATATTTGGCGGTAAAGAATGGGAAGTAGTGACATTGAGTGGCGGATTAATGCTCAGCTCTTTTATTGACTTATGTTTTATGGTTGTTGGTTTTTATGCTATTCCAAGTAAGAAACGATAAAATAGTGTAATTTGTTTTGACATGAATCTTCAAAAACTTAAAAACAAAATACATCAATTCTCAAATTCTTCTGATTTTCAAAATGCTTTTGATCAATTAAAAGCTGATATAAGAGAAGCTGTAAATTCTGAAGAGCCTGGCGACCATAAACCTTATTATACAAATCATGTGGCTAGGGAGCTTTTTCAAAAGGCTTCTGACTTTGGATTAGACCATTTGATCGAAGGAGAAGTTGATGCTGGATTCAGACCTTTTCCTGGAGACACAACTTTTTTAGGTTCTTGATATACATAATCTTTATAGCTTGGCTGCTACTGTCTGCTTTTCTTTTTTTTAAATTTAAAAAAAGATTAAAAAATGTAGAAGATATAGAAAAAGATAATTTTCTATTAAAGGGTAGGATAAAAGAGATAGAGCAAGACTTCTCTGCTCGCGAAAATACATACAAACATAATTTATCCACACTGCAAGAGTCTTTTAAATTAGAAAGGGAGTCTATACAAGAAAAGAAGGTAGAAATACAAGCAAAAGAAAAAGATTACGAGATTGCTATAGAAAAGCTCAAAGACGAGCTTAAAGAACAAGAAAAACTAAAGGCTAAAGTTACATCTCAAAAGAAAAGCAGTGAAGTTAGACTTGGCCATATAGCAGAAACCCTAGCTCCGTTTCTAGATCAGTTTGAATTCGAACCAGAAGAATGTAGTTTTTTAGGACAGCCTATAGATTATATTTCTTTCGGTCAAGATAGTGTTACATTCATAGAAGTTAAAAGCGGAAATAGTCAATTAAGTGCCAAACAAAGAAAAATAAGAGACCAAATAAAAAATGGAAAAGTGAAATGGACAGAAGTTAGAATAAATTAGTGTATATCTATATGTAAATGACTAATCTAATTTCAGAGAAATATCGTAATGAAATGCGTTCAGCAATGCAGGATATTCATGATACTTTCTCTAGACCCATTTACTATTTTAAAGAGGCCAAAACTGTGGTTCTGTCAACGCAACCCAGTTATAACCCTATTTATCAGCAAAACTCAATAACCCAACAAACCTTTAAAAGAATTACTCAATCAGGTTCTTTTAATGCAAGAATACAGTATGATACAGACAAATCTACTGATCAATTTTCTAGTTATCAAGTTAATTCTCAATTGAAACTTAAATTGCCCGATGGGTATGTTAGGATAAAAGTTGACTACTGTGGTTATGAACAATTAAAAAGTACAAAAAGATTAGATTTTGATGGCAGGAGGTTCTCAGTTGAAAGTGATGTAAGACCTCACGGATTGTTTAGGCCCCAGCATTTTACTTTCTATTTGCTTCCAACTGAAGAGGCTGGTGCTGGTAGTGAATTGAAGGACATAGTCGGCTACCCACTAGGAACATGTCAGGCTAGTGCTGGAATAAATGATGTTGTAGCATATCCAAGTTCAGATTCAAATACTGCCAGCGACCTTGGAATTGAAAATATTAGCAATGGTATATTTAATGAAGGTCCTAATGCAAGTATTTCTTCATTATACTCTCAAGGTCAACATCTTAAAAAGAAATTAGACTTGAAATTTTCTTCTTGACTATATTTGTTTTTTCTTTTATAATATTATTTTATTATAAATAATTTAGTCTTTTTCCTAAAATTAAACGATATATAAAATACTATGGATACAAAAACAGGAGAGCTTTTAACTAAAAACATTGCTGGAGTAAACAGAATACTTCCCCACAAGCACAAATATGCATGGGATTTGTTCTTAAAAAGCTGTGCTAATAATTGGATGCCTACAGAAATTAGCATGCAGAATGACATTAAACAATGGAAAAATAATGAAATAACAGAAGATGAAAAATTACTTGTTAAACGTTGTCTTGGGTTTTTTGCTGGATCTGAGTCTCTTGTTGGTAATAATTTGCTACTATCCGCTTTTCGCTTTATTACAGATGCTGAATGTCGTCAATACATACTTCGTCAAGCCTTTGAGGAGAGCCTTCACAACCTTACTGTAGTATATATTTGTGACAGTTTAGATCTTGATATTGAAGAAGTTTTTGCTGCATATGAAAACATCCCCAGTATAAAAGCTAAAGATGATTTTCTCATGAACATAACTAATGATATTAGTCGCCAAGATTTTAATTCTACAACTAAAGAAGGAAAGCAAGAAATTTTACGTAACTTTTTGACTTATTGGATTGTCTGTGAAGGTACATTTTTCTTTAGTGGGTTTGCTATGCTTCTTGCCCTTGGAAGACAAAACAAGCTCCAAGGCATTTCTGATCAGATTAAGTATACATTAAGAGATGAAAGTTCTCATATTGCTTTTGGAACTTACTTAATAAATACACTTATTGAGCAAAATCCCGATATCTGGACAAAAAAAATCCAAGATGAATTTGTATCTCACATTAAAAAGGCCGTTGAGTTAGAGATTGCTTATGCTCATGATGTTTTACCTACAGGTATTCTAGGTTTAAATGCTGACATGTTTGTAGATTACATGCATTACATTGGCAATCGTAGGTTAGAAGCCATTGGTCTAGATTATCGTTTTCCTAGTGATAAAAATCCATTCCCTTGGCTTGGTGAAGTTGTTGATGTTCAAGCAATGGGGAACTTCTTTGAAAGAAGAGTCAGAGAATATCAACAAAGCGGTTCTCTGGAAGATGATTTTTAATGGAACTTAAAGATTTTACATTTTTATTGTCTTTTTCGAATGTAAGCGAAAAAAGAAACAGAAACTTTTCTTTCGTTTTAGGTTTTCTAAATTCTTTTAACTGTAATATTGTTATTGCTGAACAGGTTTTTAAAACAGGCAAAAGCGATGAAACATTTAAAAAAGAAAATTTAATTCACATTAAACATTACAGCACTGAGAGATTCAAGAAGTCTTATTTATATAATCTAGCGGCTAAGCACTCAGACACACCTTATTTATGGTTCCTTGACTGTGATGTGGTCCTTCCAATACATGAGATTGTAAAGCAAATTCAAGGGGAAAAAATTATACAACCCTTTAGTTATATTTTTAATTTAGACGAAGAACAATCTGATCTTTTCATTTCGGGAGCAGAACCTTCTATTGAAAATTCAACATCGGATTCATTTTTTTCAAAGTACTCTTTCATAATAGATAGGTCTGTTTTTTTGAAAACTGGAGGTTTTGATGAAAGGTTTAAAGGATGGGGCTGGGAAGATTTAGACTTTTGTCTTAATAAATTAAAAAGTCGCGATATTTTTGTATGTAAAAATATTGCAGGCTATCATTTACATCATGAAAAAGCTTCTCGACATAACGATAGACTTAATTATAGAATTTTTAAAAAAAACCAAGGATTGTCTCCTCTCTTAACTCTTTGCATAGATTTTTATTCTATCGGTTTTGACTCTGCAGTTTTCCACAATTTATTAAAATATTTCTTTTGTTTTAAAGACTCTTGCAATCTTTGCATTTTCTTAAATAAGGAAGATGCAGATAATTTTCTAAAAATTGATTTTTTAGAACCTTTTTTAGGGGAAGGATTTATTTCAATTTTTCTTTGTGAATCGAATGATTTACCAACTCATTCATTGTATAACTATTTAGGACATTTAAGTATTGGAGATAATTTTTACATACCAAAATCTGTATTAGACTTAAATCAAATTGTTTTAATGAAATTGCTTGATATGATAAACTCTAAAAAAAGAAATCTTTTTGAAATTAATTTCTTTAATGGATCTCTTTGCTTTAAGAACTTGTTTGATTTTTCTCATGGATTTGGAGATTCTTTGAATTTGATCTTTCAAGAAGACTTGTCTCTTTTTATTCCTGAAAATCTTTACGAATCAAATTTAAATATCGAAACTAAATTTAGTTATTTAGATTTATCCGACTTTAAATTCAAAGAACTTTAACATTGACTTTTTGCTTTATATTTGAGATAATATATATAAAATATTTTTATGCTCGAACACAAAGACAAACAAAAAATAATCGAAAAAAACTTACATATTCCTAAAAAAAATGCTAGCGTTTTTTGGTCTAGAGAAATAAAGCTATTTAATTCAATTTACAAAAAATTTCCTCATGAAAAATTCTGGAAGTCTCTCAATACAAGTTTTAAATTAAACAGTTTATCTTTCTTTAAAACAAAAGAAGGAGAGGAAGAACTTTTAAAAAAATTAAAATCTTTTAATTTGGGCTTACTATACAAGCCTAGAGAATTTCCCCAAATTACTATTGGAGAAAAGTGCGGAGAGGATATAAAATATACAGAAATAAAAAAAACATTAAAACAATTCCTTAAAGATGACAGAAACAATAAATAAAATAAATAAATTCTTATCTGAAAAAGATAATAAAAAGTATCATTACAATTTTTACGAAGAAGACGAATATAAAATTTCATCTGGTAGTATTAATTTGGATTTTGCATTAGGTGGTGGGCTTCCTTCAGGAGCTCACAGATTTACAGGAGTAAATGAAGGTGGGAAAACAAGCTGCGCATTAACTGTTGCCAAAAACTTTCAAGATCATTTCGGGGACAAAGGTATGGTTGTTTATGTTCGCAGTGAAGGCAGATTAGCTAGAGAAGTTGTAGAAAGGGCTGGTCTAAACACTTCTCCTGAAAAATTTTTTAAATTTGATTGTAATGTTTTTGAGAAAGTGTTTCAGTTGATAAGAGAGCTTGTCTTAGAAAACGAAGAAGATAAGAAATTTCTCTTCATTATTGATAGCGTTGATGCTTTGTGTAGAATTGGAGATATAGACAAGCCTTTTGATGAATCTGAGCAAGTCGCTGGAGGGGCATTAGTTACTTCAGTCTTTCTTAAAAAGATGGTTCTTCCTATAACTAAAATGGGGCATATGATGATTCTCACTTCTCAGGTTAGGGTTGAAGTTGCCGCAAACCCATATGCTTCTAGAGGCGGACCTAAAGTTAAGCAAGCTGGAGGCAATGCAGTTAAACATTACTCAAACTTTATTCTTGAATTTCAAGAAAGGTATTCGAATGATATTATATATCCCAATCCTTCGGCCTCTAAAATAGAAGATAAAGGAAACCCCATTGGACACTTTTGTAAAATTATTTTTCGAAAAAGCGTTAACGAAAAAACAGGGGCTGTAGTTAGATACCCAATAAGATATGGTAGAAAAAATGGCAAGAGCATATGGACTGAAAGAGAATTAATAGAGATGATGAAGTTATGGGGTTTTATAGAGCAAAAAGGAGCATGGATATCTTTCGATCAAGATGTTTTGGATTTGTTTTTATCTGCAAATTTGGAAGTGCCTGAGAAAGTTCAGGGGGAATCAAAGCTCTTGTCACTAATAGAAGAAAACGAATCTATTAAAGATATCATTCTCAATCATGTTAATTCAACCCTAGATGAAATTTAAGACTCTTCAAGGCAGTTTAAAGAGAGTTCCTAAAATTAAAAAATATTTAATTGATTGGGATGAGCCGAGTAAAAGTAAATTACAATATTCTGTTAAGTCTTTCTTGCATGATTTTTGGAAAAACAATGTTGTTTTTGAAGAGTTTCCTGTGGCTGGAACTAGATTGTCTTTAGATTTTTACAACGCATCTAAATCTGTAGCTATTGAGGTTCAAGGGGCTCAACACAGACGATTTGTTTCTCATTTTCACGGAGGTCATAAATTAAATTACCTCGATCAAATAAGAAGAGACAAACAAAAATTAGAATTTTGCGAGCTTAATTCTATTAAATTAATAGAAGTTTATGATACAGACAAATTATCAAAGGAATTATTTTTTAAATTAGGTCTTGATTTATAGTGTATAAATAAATGATGAATAGAGATTTAAATTCAATGCCTAAGTTTCAAATTCCAGAAACCTTCTTAGAACAATTGTATGAGTTTACGGGAAATAAAGAAGGTAATGCTGGTTTTGTATTGAGCTATGTTGATGATAACGGTAAAGCTCTTATATATAGTAGAGCTAGTTGTGAAATTATAGACATGGGCTTGAGAAAAGCTTTAGAGCATTATTTAATTGAAAGAGAAGAGGGAGAAAGCTTAGGTAAAAATCAATAAATCATTGACTGCGTTCTACAAATATGTTATTATATTTGAATGCAGTTATATAATTTAGATTTAGAAAAACATTTTTTAAGCGGTTTATTACAAAATCCAGAAAGCTATTTTGATATATCTTCTTTTTTCTCTAGTCGAGATTTTAGCACAGATCAAAGTTCTGTCCATAGTTCTTTATTTTCTGTAATTAAATCTTTTATAGAGTTAAATCAAGATTTAGATCCATATTTAATATCTGAAAAAATAAAGGCTACAGGAATTTCTTTTGAGGATGGAATTAACCCTTTAGAATATATACAGTCTTTATTTTTAAGAAAAGTATCTGCAAAATCTTTAATAGATACAGCAAGGGCTTTAAAGAAATTAACTCTTAAAAGAGATTTTTTCCAAACAGGGAAAGACCTCGCTACATCTATTGCGAAACTAGGCGATGCAGAATATGATGAAATAATATCGACTGCTGATCGCATATATAATTCAAGAATAAACCAATACGAAAATTCAGATAGTCTCCCAGTTAATATTTATGATTCCATGGAAAAGATGGTGGAAGATAGGGGGAATAACCCTATTGATGACTTTGGTCTCGTTGGTCCGCATCAAAGATTACATGAAATTTATGGGTCTTTACTTAGGCCAGGAAATATAACAGTTATTGTTGCTAGGTCAGGCATAGGGAAAACTCAATTTTGTATGGATTTTTGTTCTAAAGTTTCGGCTATGAACGAAAATACACCCATTTTACATTTTGATAATGGTGAAATGAGTTTTGAGGAATTGACTAATAGACAATGTGCGGCAATGTCTGGTGTTCCTCTTTCTTTAATTGAAAGTGGAAGGTGGAGGCATGCTGGAGATACAGTGGTTAATAAAGTTAGAGCAGTCTTTAAAAAAATTAAAGAATTAAAATTTTATTATTATAATTGCGGTGGTATGTCTGTAGATGAGATGGTTAATACCGTAAAAAGGTTTTATTATGCAAAAGTGGGTAGGGGCAATCAAATGATTTTTAGTTTTGATTATATAAAAACCACCTTTCAACCTTCTGGTAATAAAACTGAATGGCAGGTTGTGGGCGAGATGGTTGATCGTTTTAAACGTCTAATCGCCAAAGAAATATTATTTGAAAGAAATCCTGTGATATCTATGATCACGAGTGTTCAAATGAATAGGCTAGGTACAAGTAGAAATCGTAGTTCTGACAATATCGTGGAAGATGAAACTGTTGTGTCTTTATCGGATAGAATTACTCAATTTTGTTCGCATATGTTCTTGTTGAGAAGTAAAGAGCCTGAGGAAATATCTGAAGAAGGAAGTTTTGGAACACACAAGTTAACAAATATAAAAGCTAGACACTTAGGTCAAGATCCAATGGGTGAAATTGAGCCCGTTCAGATGGATGACGGAGTATTAAGAAGGAATTATATCAGTCTAAATTTCGAAAACTTTAATATTACTGAAGTTGGAGATTTGAGAGATCTAAGAAATCGATTAAGAGTATCTGGCATAGAGCCAGACCAAGACGGAGAGAACCAGTTACCTATATTATTTCAATAATTATGTCGTCTAAAGTAGATTACAAAAACACCTTAATATCTTTAGGTTATTCCTTGCAAGATAGGGGGGATTATTGGCAAACAAATGCCTTATTCAGAAAAGGAGATAATAGAACAGCCATCCAAATATGGAAAGATTCTGGAGTATGGAAAGACTATGTTGAAAATTCTCCTTTCATGCCTTTCAATAAACTAGTTCAACTCACTCTTGGATCAACAGATTCTGAATTAACTAATCAATCTCTACAGTTTAGCTCTGATCCTTTATTACACTCAAATTATTATATTAAAACTTATATAGAAATGGAAAAAACATACCCAGAATCATACTTAGATAGATTACTGCCTCATTTTTCTTTTTATGAAGATAGAGGTATATCTACTGAAATTTTAAAAAAATTTAAATGCGGGTTAAGTACAGAAGGAAAAATGTATCAAAGAATTATTTTTCCTATATATGGCCTTCAAAATCAAATACATGGATTTTCAGGTAGAGACATATCTAAATATAAAGATAGGCCGAAATGGAAGCATATAGGCATTAAAACAAAATGGATTTACCCACATCATCTTTCAGCACCCTATATATCGTCTTCTAAAGAAGTTATATTAGTAGAAAGCATTGGTGATGTTTTAAATTTATACCAGAATGGCATATATAATGTCTTATGTTGTTTTGGCACAATGGCTTCTGCTTCTGTTTGTTCTTACCTTTCAGCTTTTAGCATTAATAAAGTTGTGATTGCTTTTAATAATGATCATGATAAAGAATTGAATGCGGGTCTAGAAGGCTCTATAAAAACTTTTTATAGATTATTAAATGTGTTTGATTATGACAAAATAATTATTCACTTACCATTTCGAAATGATTTCGGAGATATGAACTCTGAAGATTTATTAGCCTGGAAAAACGATAAAGATAATTTATCATATGATTACGAACAAGTTATACAAAAGTCTGAGTTTATGATCAAAAAGGGTAGATCAAGCAAAGACTTTATAAATAACTTAAATAAATTAAAAAAAATATTAAAAGAAAATGACTTCTTCGAACGTCTTATCAGCAAGTAAAATCAAAACTTTACAGACTTGTACATGGAAGTATTGGTGCTCTTATGTATTAAAAATACCTCAAGAATCTAATTCTGGGGCTAGTAGAGGTTGGATATCCCATTTAATATTCGAATTGCTCGGAGAAAAGAAACATTACAAGAAATATAAAAAAATAATAAATAGCGGAACTACATATGCTTGCAATTCTGTTTACAGATTAATTAAATATCATGCAAAAAAGCTAGATGTTTACAATGAAGAAGATATGGAGTTGATAGACTGTTTTATAATGCGAGGCTTGTTGTATGATTTTTTTGGCAAAGATCATAAAAAACCAAGTAAAGCAATTTCAGAACAAGATTTTAATCTTCAAATAGAAGAAGATGGAAAATCATACTCCATGAGAGGTTTTATTGATAAACTTTTTATTTACGACAAGGGGTCTCATGCACTCATTAGAGATTTTAAAACAAGCAAACAAAAATTCAAAGGCAAGGAAATAACAGATAACCTGCAAAATTTAATGTATTGTCTGGCCGTAAAGAAGCTTTTCCCTAAAGTTAAAACTATTGATGTTGAATTTCTTTTTTTAAAATTCTCCCTAGATAGTGATTTGCTTGGTGGAGATGGCCCTGGAGTTATGAAAATGGAAAGAATTTCAGATCTAGAGTTAGAAGGTTTTGAGTATCAACTTACAGCGATTAATGATTATTTAGATGGTTTTACTGAAGATGATGCCAAAAGTGGTTATGCGGCCACACAACCATATCCTGCAGATGGCACATTTGGGGGACCCCTTGCTTGCGGAAAAGAAGGCTTTAAAAAGTCGAGAGGAGAATTTGTTTTAGATAAAGAAGGCAATAA